CCAAATCATGAGGCGCACAATGCCTAAACTCACCAAGCCGCCACATGAACCGACAGCAGAAAAAAAGCAACTTGTCCAGCTTCATGCGACCATCGGCACGCCACAAGAAGACATAGCCAGAGTGTTGGGTATCGACCCAAAGACGCTGCGCAAGTATTACCGGGATGAATTGGACCTAGCCAGCGCCAAGGCGAACGCTACCATTGGCGGTGCGCTGTTCAACAAGGCCAAGGGCGGTGATACTGCGGCAATGATCTTCTGGATGAAGACACGGGCTGGCTGGCGTGAAAAGCAGGAGTTTGATCTAACGTCCAGCGATGGCAGCATGTCTCCCAAGCCAACCACAATCGAGTTGATCGCCAAGCCTGTTCCGAATGACAACAGTCAGGATTGAACTGCCGCCAAAGATTGCGGCAAACTTTTCGCAGCCTGCCAAGCATAGGGTATTTCGCGGCGGTCGTGGTTCGGCCAAGACAAAAGCGCTTGCCAAGATGGCCGTAATATACGGCTACAAATTTGCGGAAGCTGGTCGAGAAGGCATCATTCTTGCAAGCCGTGAACACCTAAACAGCCTGGACGAAAGCAGCCTTGAGGAAATCAAAGGCGCAATCCGTTCTGAGCCGTGGCTTGATGCTTATTACGAGATTGGCGAAAAGTACGTCAGGACCAAAAACCGGCGTGTGTCTTTTGCCTTCGCAGGTCTCAGGCACAACTTGGATGGCATTAAATCCAAGGCCCGTATCCTGCTAAACTGGACGGACGAAGCGGAAAGCGTCAGCGAGACGGCATGGCGCAAGCTAATCCCGACCATTCGCGGCGGTGACGATCTGGAAAACTGGATCAGCTACAACCCGGAAAGCCCGGACAGCGCAACTCATAGGCGGTTTATCGTCAACAACCCGCCTCGCTGTATCGTGACCGATATCAACTGGCGGGATAACCCGTGGTGGACTGAAAGCGGGCTTGAGGAAGAACGGCTTTACGATCAGAAATACAATCCCGACACATACGATCATGTTTGGGAAGGCGCGTTTCTGACCATGACAGAGGCGCAGGTTTTCGCAGGGAAGCACCGTGTTGAGGAATTTGAACCGCTTGCGGATTGGCAGGGACCATATCAAGGCATTGACTTCGGCTTCCGGCCTGACCCGTTGGCCGCGCTTCAATGCTGGATACATGATGACCAGGTATGGATCAGGCGCGAGGCATATAGCGCAAAGATTGAGATTGACGCAACGGCAGGCTTTATCACAGACCGCATTCCGCGCTTTGCAGAGTATGCGGCAAGGGCAGACAGTGCAGAGCCGAAAACGATCAGCTACCTATCGCGCAACGGGTTGCCCCGGATTGAACCGGTCAAGAAGTGGCCAAACAGTGTTGAGGAGGGCGTCAGATTTCTTCGCGGGTTTAAGTGCATTGTCATTCACCCTGATTGCCCAAACACGGCGCGCGACTTCCGCCTGTATTCGCACAAGATAGACCGAAACACCGGCGACATTCTGCCCGATCTTTTGGACGCCAACAATCACGCGCCAGACGCTTTGCGCTATGCCCTTGCGCCGATCATCAAGGCACAGGCTGGCGGCAAGGTGCAAATTCGCATCTAGTTTGCAGGTTAGCAAATTTGTGATATGACTTTGCAAAGTATGTGGCGAAGGGCAGCATTGATCTATGACAAAAGTCCATGAGGTGAGCGCCGAAGTGCAAGCGATGCTTGAGGCATCCGCGCCAATCCGTGACGTGGTGGAGGGTGGTGAGCATATGCGCAAGCTGCGCACCCGCTACCTGCCGAAATTCGCTATGGAAAACGACGAGGACTACAGCGCCCGCGTTGCAAGCACATGGCTATTTAATGGCGTCAAGAAGGCCCGCGATGACATGGCGGGCCGCATCTTTGAAAAGCCAGTTGTTCTTGAGGACCAGGAAGGCCAGCTTTTTGAGTGGTGCCAGAATGTGGACCTTGAAGGCCGCGACCTGTCCAACTTTGCAGACGACGCATTCAAGGCGGCTATTGAAGCGGGCATTTCGTTTATCATGGTGGACGCCCCGCCCCGCCCTGGCGGTGTGACGCGCGGTCAGGCGCAGGCGCTGAACCTTCGGCCCTACATGGTTCAACTGCCTATTGCGTCCGTTCTCGGATGGAAGTGGGATAACATTGCCAACGCGCCGGTTCTGACGCAATTCCGCATCATGGAACAAGTCCCAAGCCGGATCGCGGTGAGTTTTCCGACGAAACCATTGAACAGGTGCGGGCGCTGTTCCTTGAGAATGGGCGCGTCGTGGTCAGGCTCTATCAAAAGCGTGACAAGTCAGATCACGAGTTTATCCAGGTCGAAGAATACGCGACTGACATGGACCAAATCCAAGTGGTTCCGGTCTACACGGGCCGAACCGGGTTCATGCGGGCCGATCCGCCGCTGGCAGACATTGCCGAATTGAACCTTGCACATTGGCGGGTGCAGTCGGACAAAAGCAATTGCCTACACAAAGCTCTGTCGCCGCTGCTTTTGTTGAAAGGCATCGAGGTCGATGGTGGCGCGGTGGTCAACTCCGCTGGCTATGCCTTCCACAGCAATAACGAAATGGCGGCTCTTGAGTGGGCAGAGATCACCGGCAGCGGCATCGAGAAGGGCAGCGACGAACTGCGCGACCTTGAGAAGCAAATGCAATGGATGGGCTTGCAGCTAATCATGTCGCGCACAGGCGTCAGCACCGCGACAGGCGATGCAATTGACGAGAACAAGTCAACTTCGCGCCTGCGGTCGTGGGCTGACAACCTGAAGGACGCGCTCGAAATCGCCCTTGGCTGGATGGCTGACATGGGCGGTCTTAGCGGCATTGACACGTCGGTTGTGGTCCACAAGGACTTTAGCGTTATGGGTCATCTGACCTTCTCTGACGTGCGGGACATGTATAACAGCGGCGCTATCAGCCGCGAGGCATATGTTGCAGAAGCAATGCGGCGCGGCATCTTGGCGGAAAACTTCGATGCTGATGATGACGCCGAATTGATCGAACAGGATAGCACGGGTCTTGAGTAATGACGTTCTATAGCGCGAACGTCCGACATGCGATCTACATAGAGCGATACAAGGCGCGCGTTGTGCGCGAGATTGTGGCGCTGGTCAATGGCGTGTCAAATGATCTGTTCACCTATATTGCTGCATCCGACCTTGAGAGCATGACCCGGCGCGAATTGGACCGGCTGCTAGTTCAGGTGCGCCGCATCGTGAATGATGGCTACGGCGAGATCACCCCACGCATTGCGGATGCGCTTGAACAGTTTGCAGTTTACGAAGCCGAATGGACGGCGAACGCTGTCACACGCGCTGGCTTGGTCGCTGACATGGGCGTTCCGTCTGATGCTGACTTGTGGTCAGCGATGTATTCGCGGCCATTCCAGGGCAGGCTATTGCGCGATTGGCTGACAGCGCTTCCTGCCAACACGGCGGCAAGGGTGCGCCAAACGATCCGGCAGGGCTATGTTGATGGCCTAGGATCAATCGAAATTGCGCGCCAGATACGCGGTACGCGGTCACGGCAAGGCGTCATGGACATTTCCAGGCGCGGTGCCGAGGCGATGGTTCGCACCGCTGTTGCGCACACGTCTAACGCCGCCAGAACCCGCACCTACAAGCAAAACCCGCGCATCAATGGGGAGCAATGGGTTTCCGTTCTGGATCACCGCACAAGCTCAATTTGCCGCGCTAGGGATGGCGAGATTTACCTGGTGGGCGAAGGGCCAAGACCGCCCGCGCATATCAATTGCTTAACGGGCGACAGTCTTATATCGGCCAGTCCTAGCATCACGGGTGCTAGTAAACGGTGGTTCAATGGAGAAATCATTATCATCAAGACTTCTGGTAATCGCAAACTTTCCTGCACCCCAAATCATCCTGTACTTACCGATAAAGGATGGGTCGCGGCGGGCGATTTGGATTTCTCGCACAAGATTGCTTGTCGCGTTGTCGGTGAGGCGATGAGTTCTGTTGACGCACAAGACGACAATACCAAACCCAGCATTTCCGATGTAGCGGAAACGTTCCTCGCACATGGCGGCGTGTTTTCCGCTAAAGTGCCAATTTCCGCCCCAGATTTCCACGGCGACGGGGCCGATGGTGAAGTCGCAATTGTAGGGGCCTATGGGGCTTTGGGCATCAAATTCAATAGCAAAATCTCGGAAGGCCTCCGCAACTCGAATTTCATATGGAGAGATGATGCGATTACGCGAGTTAGCCGCTTTGATCTTTTCAGCGTGAGACCTTTTCCGACCAGTGGCGGCTTGGTGCGCTTTTTTGGTCAGGTGCGCAATTTGATCTGGCGTTGCGCGTCCCATGCGCGCCTTTTGTTGCTCGGATCGGTTTCGCGGCATCCTGCAATTGTCGAGCAGTATCGTGGTTATAACCGACGGCCCCGTTCCGAGGCGACTAGCTATCCCAGATACACCAATCCCGTCATCGAACATGTCAATAACCTGTTGAGTGTTGACGACAGCGGCGGCGCGCTCATGCTTTCCAATGGCAGGCACATTTCTAGCATTCAAAGCGCGATACAGAACAGATCGGGAGATATTGAGTTGTCTGCATATCTGCTTGGGGGCAACGCCTTCAACGTAGAGCTTGATGGCTTGGCCGATCTTCGCAGGGTCAGTTTTTCTGGTCATGTTTTCAACCTTGAGACTGTGGACGGGTATTACCTAACAGATAATATCGTTACGCACAATTGCCGATCCACCATGATCCCGGTGACGCAAGGAAACCGCGCGGCTGTTGAAACGCGCCCGACATATAACGACTGGCTCACAAACCAGCCAGAAAGTGTGCAGGACGATATTCTAGGCCCGACGCGGGCGCAGTTGTTCCGCGAAGGCAATTACACAGTGGATAGGTTTGTGGATCAATCCGGGCAGGAATACACGCTAGACCAGTTGCGCCAAAGGGACAGCGCCACGTTTAGCGAGTTGTTTGGCGACTAATCGTCAGCGGGTGGCCCGCCGTTCTGGGCAGCGAATGAGGCAAGCAAATGACACTCAAGTATCAGGTGGAGAACCTTGAAGGCATCGACGAAGCGGCGCAAGCCTTTTACAAAGAGCAAGACGGCGGCGGATATGTTTTGCAGGTGGAAGGCGCAGTTCCTGAAAGCCGTTTCAATGAAGTGAACCAAAAGGCGGTGGACAACGCCACGGAAGCACAGCGCCGCCGTAAGACGGTCGAGCGTGTGCTTGGCAAGCTGGGCCTGGAAGACGCTGGCGGGCTGGATGACCGGCTTGACGAGATACTGAGCAAGGCCAAGACATCGGCCAAGGATGACGCGGCTCAACAGGCCATTATCGAACAATTCAAAGCAAAGGCGGAGCAAGAGAAATCCGCTCTGCAACAGCAGATCGACGCAATGCGCGCGGAAAGCACGGGAAGCCAATTCAAAGCGGCCCTAATGTCACAGGGCTTTGGCGAAAAAGTCGCGGATATGATTGCAAAGAGCAACATGAGCCGCGTTCAATTTGACGACGCCGGAAAAATGCGTATTATGCAGGACAACGGCAATCCCCTAGCTGGTTCGGGGGCCGATGGTTTTGCCACTCTTGGCGACCTTTCCAAAGAACTAGCAGCGGCCATGCCCGAACTCCTAACGGACCAGGGCAAAGGGGGAGGCGGTAAACCCCCAGCGTCTGGCACCGGCAGCGGTGCAAAAACAGTCACGCGGTCGCAATTCGACACCATGTCACAAGCAGAACGCGCGGCATTCGCAAAATCAGGCGGCAAAGTCGTAGACTGACCGCTAACCAAATGAGGTTCTGAGCATGGCAAATGTTCTGACTGATCTGGCGGCTGATATCTATAAGGCCGCTGACGTTGTGGGCCGGGAGCTTGTTGGCTTCATCCCGTCCGTCACCATCAACGCCGGTTCCGAACGGGCCGCGCAAAACGACACTGTGCGGTCGCACTTCACCCGCGCATCGACCGTCAACACGTCCTATTCCCCGGCGATGACCATTCCCGAGGGCGATGACCAGACCGTCGATAACAAGACGCTGACCATCAACAAGGCGGCAAACGTCCAAATCCCGTGGACCGGCGAAGACATCCGCCACGTCAACAACGGCTCTGGTTTCGAGACCATCTATGGTGACCAGATTGCCCAGGCCATGCGCGGCATTGTCAACGCAATCGAAGTCGAGGTTGCAACGGAAGCCTACACCAACGCATCCCGTGCGGTTGGCACCGCTGGCACCAATCCTTTCGCGTCTAACTTTGACATCATGGCTGACGCGCGCAAGGTTCTGGAAGACAACGGCTGTCCGATTGATGGTCGCTTGACCATGGTCGGCAACACCGCTGCGACCGCAGCCCTGCGCAAGCTTGCAACGCTGCAAAAGGCAAACGAGCAAGGCACTGACGCGCTTGTCCGTCGTGGCGAATTGCTGGACCTGCAAGGCTTGATGATCAAAGGTTCGGCGGGCGTTCAGTCGCACACCAAAGGCGCGGGCGTTGGCTATGATCTGAACGGCGCGGCGGCTGTTGGCGCTACCACCATCACGCTTGACGGTGGCACCGTGAACACGACCGGGATCAAGGCTGGTGATGTTGTGACCTTCGCAGGTGATAGCAATAAGTACGTTGTCGGCACCGGCCTCACGGCGGTTTCTGGCGATATCGTGCTGAACAACCCTGGCCTTGTCGCGGCTGTTGCTGATACCGTTGAAATGACCATTGGCAACACCTACACTGCCAACGTCGCATTCCACCAAGCGGCAATCGAGCTTGCGGCCCGCGCGCCTGAGCAGCCGTTCGGCGGCGACGCGGCTGTTGATCGCATGACCGTGCAAGATCCGCTTTCCGGCCTTGTGTTCGAGATCGCGGTTTACAAGGGCTACGGCAAGACCATGATCGACGTGACGACCCTTTATGGCGTCAAGGCATGGAAGCCCGACTTCATCGTCGGTGTTCTTGGCTGATCTTTGTCAGTGGGGCCGGTTCGCTGGCCCCATTACTGAGATCAGACGGAGGCTTTAAAATGGCGCGCATTCCCACTGTTCAAATCGAAGTCAACGGGCGCAAGAAGATTGTGAACGCTGACGACCCGCGCGCCCAAGCCAAGCCCGCGCCAAAGCCCGCGCCGAAAAAGCGCGGCCGCCCTAAGAAGGCTGAC